GCAAAAAATTCAGACCCGGAAATGAATTTATTAAACGTATCTATTCGATCCGAAACCTTACCCTCACCCCACAAAAGCAACCCAATATGATTCCAATTACAAACCACCCAAGAAAAAATGAACGTCCCGATAAATGGATCACTAACTCTTAATTTGGCCGTCCCAGACACTGACGCCCATATATCATCCAGAATTTTCATAACCCTGACCCGCCCTAGAAAAACGCCCCAACTCAACAGACCGTTACGAGACTGCTAAATTTATACACCCAACCTTTATAACAATTTAACTCAAGCCCAACATCAAAGCAGAGCTCTTCCGGAAACCCACTAGCTTACTACCCGCTACAATGCATTTTCTTTTATCCATTGTTTAGGACTCATCATTTCGCCTGTTTCACAGTCGACGAGGTCACCAATAATCCGATCAATGCGGAACGTACGTTCAGCCTGGCGGTCATGGCATTCACCTTTGAGATAAGTCTTAGTTATGGAATGAACCGTAACGGTTCGGTAGGTGATATCACCTGCCGAATCCTCATAGCTGAACTCTACCTTCCCCATGCTCCAGCCGGTACGGATGGCTCGGGTAGCTTTTTTGGCGGGTCTTGGCTCAAGGGGAGCATCCCTAGGTCCACTTTCCCTTTTTCGCGGCTGCCGCCCTATTGGATTGACTAACTTACGCTGTTCTTTCGTCAGTAACTCCGGACGATCGGAAAGCCAGGGTTTGCTATCCGCTTGGCGCTCCAATTCACGCCCTTTGGCGTTAGTGCGTCGCACCATACCTATAAACGCTGCAATAGCAGCAGCCAAGACCAAAATCCCTATCAGTGTGTCCATACCGTCCTAGCCATCCTTCGCTATGAATGTTGCCAATGCTGCGCCGACATTACCCAGAGTGGGACGCCAAGAGTTCCCACGCCAGTCAACGTCTAGTCCCGCGATCTCGCGAAAGCCTGGGCTGTTCGGAACAACACCTCTCGATCAGATTCACTCACCTGCTGATAGACCTCGAAGAACTCAGTCGCTTCGGGGCTTAAGCAGGTTGCCGGAAGCGCCTTGCGCTCACCTGTTACCACGTACAGCACATCCACTCCCTTCTCAGCTACCGCTGCAAGGTATGCAGCATCCGGGCTCCGTTCACCCTTCTCGTAATTGAACTGGGAGGTCTTGGCTACCCCAGCAAAAGCGGCAAATTCCGCCTGGTTGAACCCCAGTCGGGCGCGCTCCTCTTTGAGCCTTTCGCCAATATTCAACAAAACGACCCCTTAAGGAGTTGACGATTCAACATTTGTTGAATAATCTTCCCCTGTCATCACACGAAATCACACGAAACGGAACTATGCACAACACCTACCCCAGCGAGCAAGCATGCAAGCAAGCGCGTCAGCGGTTGGCCAGCCAAGGGTTGTCGGCCAAGGAATGGGCGGAAATGCATGACCTCACGCCCTCAACGGTATACGCCGTGCTCAATCGACAGAAAAAGTGCCTACGCGGCGAGTCGCATCGCGCTGCCGTGCTGCTCGGCATCAAAGCACCGCCCACAAATTAAGCCCCTGGCTCATGGAGGAAAACCAGAACATGAAGCGTCCAGTTCTAGAAACCCTACGCCAGGTGGTCAGTGCAGTGGTCTGCGCATTTCCAGGTGGCCGTGAATGCGCCGCCGCCCGCCTCGGTTATGAGCTCAAGCGGTTCGACAATCATGTGTACGAGAACGCCGGTAGCCGCCCACTGAGCTACGACCAGATCCACCTGCTGGAGCGCGATGCCGGCACTACGTTTCTTCCGGAGTTCATTGCCAGCGTTTACGGCGGTATGTACGTGCCGCTGGTTGCGCCTGAAGCCCTGGATAACGTCGAGCTATACACCCGCACGGTGAACACCGCCGCCAAACGTGGCGTGGTCGACCAGATCATCGAAAAGGCCCTTGCCGATGGCGTCATAGAAGAAGACGAGGCCAAGGCCATTCTTCAAGCCCACAGCCGATACCAGGCCGCCCGCCACGCCGAGGTGATGGCCACTATCCAACTTCACAGTGAAGGGGGTGAACAGTGAGCACCTACAAGCTCGTTTGCCCTCATTGCAGCCAGCGCATGCGCATCCGTACCAGCGAAGGCACGCATATCTTCCTTCGGGTGGCCTACCTGCAATGCACCAATGAAGCCTGCGGCTGGTCGGTGCGAGCCCAGTTCGAAATGACCCACGAAATGAGCCCGAGCGGCATGGCCAACCCGGCGGTGCGGTTGCCGGTCGCCCCTGTGGTGATGCGTCGTCAGGCGATGAAGTCCGCAGACGATCTTCCCGATTTGCTGGACCAACTGGACATGGAGGTAGCCACCGCATGAACGCCGTAGCCCTGACCTTGAATCCTGAAACCGACTACCGCGCTGCGATGCAGCAGGCAGCCGTGGCCTTCCTGTTCCGCCGGGAGGGCCTACACCTCGCCGGCGACCATCAGGTTCTCGAGAACTGCACTCAGTTCCTGTGCCAGTCGCTTGAGGTTCCCGATCACCTGGTGCAGCGCATTGCAGAGCTGGCTGTTGCCGAGTTCGAAAGCAAAACCACTGGGCGCTTGCGGCTCCTGGGTGTGTGCCCCACCAGCGGGATCTTCCGGGCACGACTGATCCTGCTGGATACCACCACCCAAGAACGGTACCAGGTGCCGGCGCGCTACCTACCTCGGCGCCTGCAGCAACACCGCAACACCTCGAAGTAATTCCGAACTAACCCCTTCCCGATGCCCCGTTCCGCGTGGGTAAGGGGAAACTGCATTCCATTGGTGGCCGAAATGAGCAATATCACCATTCAACTCAAGCTCGATGAGCAGCAGGCGAAGCAATACCTGCAGTGGCTCAACAGCCAATACGACACCACCATGGCCGAGGTCTGGTACTCCGACCGCTACCGGTATGTACCCAGCGGCCAGCGCGCCCCCAAGGTAATGCTGGACCTGCCCCATCTTGCCGGCATCTGCCGTACTCGCAGCGAGCTGAAGAAACAGCTCGACGCCTGTGCAACGGAGCGTGCCAAGTGAGCTTGAAACCAATGGAGCAGAAGGTGCGCAGCGAAGTTCTGCGACGCCTGCAGGAGCAGTACGGGCTGAAACCTATGGCAGGCACGAAGTACCTGCGCAAAGGTACCTGCCCGAGCTGCGGCAAGAAGGAACTGTACTCACGGGAGGACGAGCCCTGGTTCATCAAGTGCGGCCGCGAGAGCAAGTGCGGCGAGCAGTGGCATGTCAAAGAGCTGTTCGACGACTTGTTCGACGATTACAGCAAGCGCTACCCGAGCACGCAGGAAGCCCCCCGTGCCTCTGCTGACGCCTACCTGCAGTTCGCCCGCGGCTTCGACCTGGGGTTGGTCAAGGGCTGGTACACCCAGGAGAACTACTGGGACCGCGAGCTGAACATCGGCAGCGCAACAGTGCGGTTTGCCCTGGAGAAAGGCGGGTTCTGGGAGCGACTGATTGACCAGCCGCACCGGTTCGGCAAGAAGAAAGCCCGATTCGCTCCGGGCCAATCCCCTAAAGGCTACTGGTGGTGCCCGCCGTCCATTGATCTCCAGGAAGTCCAGGAGCTGTGGATCGTTGAGGGCATCTTTGATGTCATTGCTTTGCTGCACAACGGCCTTGATGCGGTTGCGGCGATGAGCTCCGGGGCATTCCCTTTTGAATCGCTCAAGGCACTGGCCAAGCAACGCACCGATGCAGGGAAAAAGCTGCCCACGCTAGTGTGGGGGCTGGACAACGAGCCCGGCGCCCATCGTTTCACCCGCAAGCATGCGGCCATGGCACGCGAACTCGGCTACAGCTGCGAAGCTGCGCAGATTCCGCAGCGTGGCCGTAAGGTCGACTGGAACGATCTGCATCAACGCTGGGCGTTCATCGACGATTCCGTTAAACGACTGGACCAGGTCGAGCGCGATATCCGCGAAGCGCGCTACCACGGCAGCCTGCTGCTGGCAGAGTCTGCAGCGGAGAAAGGTGTGTTGATGTACGAATGGCGTGAGCGCTACGAGTTTCACTTCTCGTTCGAGAACCGCCTGTACTGGTTCAAGATGGATCTGGAGAAGCTGACGAAGGCAATTCAGCAACTGAAAGATTCGCCAGACCATGAGAATCAGTTGCTCAATGAGCGCCAATTGCGCGACAAGGCACTTCGCCAAAGCGGGATGGTGATCGAAATCGCCAACTGCAACCCGCAGGCGCTGTACTTCCAACGCAACGAGGTAACGGACGAGTCCTGGTACTACTTCCGCGTCGACTTCCCTCATGACGAGCCCAGTGTCCTGAATACCTTCACCGGTGGCCAGGTAGCAGCGGCCAGCGAGTTCAAGAAACGTCTGCTCGGCATGGCGGCGGGTGCGGTGTTCACCGGCACCGGCTCCCAGCTCGATCGCCTCATGCAAAACCAGCTGTTCGGCCTGAAAACCGTGAAGACCATCGATTACGTCGGCTACAGCAAAGAGCACGGTTGCTACGTGTTCGGTGACCTGGCCGTGCGCGGCGGCATTCTGGAAAAGGCCAACGCGGAGGACTACTTCGAGTTCAAGGGCCTGCGCCTCAAGACCCTGCAGAAGTCCATCAAGATGGAGATCAACCCGGATGCTTCGGGGTACAGGGACGAATGGTTCAAGTGGCTGTGGACGTGCTTCAACACCCAGGGCGTGATCGCCCTCGCCTTCTGGTTCGGCTCGCTGTTCGCCGAGCAAATCCGTGCCGAGTTCCAGTCATTCCCGTTCCTGGAAGTGACCGGCGAGGCCGGCGCCGGTAAGTCCACGTTGCTGATGTTCCTGTGGAAGCTCCTGGGTCGTCCGGACGAAGAAGGTGACGACCCGGTGAAGATGACCAAGGCAGGCCTGCGCCGCTGGCTGAGCCAGACCTCGAACATGCCGAATGTGATGCTTGAGGCTGACCGTAGCGACACCGAGACAGGGGCAGCGAAGTCCTTCGACTTCGACCAGTTCAAGCCGCTGTACAACGGTCGCGGTCTGGGCCTGACCGGCGTGAAGAACGGTGGTAACGACACCAACGCCCCACCCTTCCGGGCGAGCCTGGTGTTCAGCCAGAACGCCACGGTCACGGCATCCGAGGCAATCCTCACTCGCATCGTAAAACTTCACTTTGTTCGACCTGACGTCACAAGCGATAGCCGAGCCGCGGCCGACAACCTGAACCACCTGCAGGCCAGCGAAGTCAGCCATTTCCTTCTGATGGCGGCGAAGG